AATAGATGACCACGGACTAAAAATAAGAGCAAAGCTAATTGATACAACACAAAACAAAGATATCTACAAAATGATAAAAGAAGGATTGCTAGATAAAATGAGTTTTGCGTTCACAGTAGCAGAAAGGAAATGGGATTACGAAACAGACACTAGGACAGTATTACGAATATCAAAATTGTTTGATGTGTCAGTTGTAGATGTTCCAGCATATGACAATACAGAAATATATGCTAGAAGCAAAGAAGAATATGAAAAAGAAAAAAGAGAATATGAAGAATTAAAGCTAGAAAAACAAAAACTAGAATTATTATTAAGTTTATAAATTCGAGAAGAAAGACTGGTGGTATAACTGGTCTTTTTTTGTGGTGGTAGAACTGCAATAGAATTTTTATAAATCGGTGGTAAAACCGAAAAATTTAAAGGAGGAAAAAAATAATGACAAAACAAGAAATTCAAGAAAGAAAAACAGAACTTCAAAACAAAATAATTGAGGCAACAACTCAAGAGGAAATAGCTGAAGTAAGAAAAGAAATAGAAGCTATAAACAAAGAAGTTCCAGAAGAAAATGTAGAAAGCGAAATGAGTTATGAAGAAGAAAGAAACTTAATAGCTGATACAGAAGAACTAGAAAAGAGAAACATAGATGTTTCAAAATTAAACAAATTAGGAGGAAATGAAGAAATGGAAGAAAGAAAATTCACAATAGCTGATAAAGAGTACAGAAGTGCTTGGGCTAAAAAATTAATGGGATTAAAAGAAGAAAGATTCACAGAAGATGAAAAAAGAGCATTAGGAGATGCTATCACAACAACTGCAACTGACTTTGTTGCTTCAACTGCAGATACGCAAGGAATAAACAATGGTGGTTTATTTATACCAACATCTGTTAGACAAGACTTAATGGAAATAATAACAAAACAATCTCCAATATTTAGAGATGTTAGAAAATTACAAGTAGCAGGAAATATTGAATTACCATACTTGTTTGAAAGTGATGATGCTAACTGGTATACAGAATTAACTGACACAGTAAATGAAGGAGCAGAATACAGAAACCTACAATTAACAGGTTGGGAATTAGCAAAAGATGTAGTTATCACTTGGAAATTAGAAGAAATGGCAGTAGAAAGTTTCATCGCATTTATATTAGATGAATTAGCTAATAAAATGGGTAAAGCATTAGTAAATGCCATCATATATGGAGATGGAATAAATAAACCAACAGGAATCACAAACGGATTAGAGCCAGTAAAAACAGGTTCAGATCCAGTTGCAAATATCATAGCAACATATAAATCATTGTCAGATGATGCAAGAATTGGTGCAAAAGCATACATCTCTAGCAATGTAAATATTGAAATAGTAGGATACAAAGATGAAAATGGAAATTATCCATTCTTACAAGGTTTATCTGCAACAAACCTAGTATCAATCGAACAAGATCCATACTTAAAAAATAACGATGTAGTAGTAGGAAACTGCAGAAACTATATATTAAACGAAGTTACTCCAATAAGAGTAGACAGAGAAAGAACTATAAAAGGAAGAAAAACTACATATGGTGGATATGCAATATTCGATGGTAAAGCAAGACCAAACTACTTTGCATATGGTCAATACACACCTGCTGCAGTTTAGTAAATAGGAGGAAGGTTGTATGGACAAAACAGAATTAATAGCTTTGAGTAAACAAGCATTAAGCATCATAGCAACTGCAACCCTGAAAGATAAAGAAATCGAAATGTGGGTAGATGCAGGAATAGAAGATTTAAAAAGACAGGGCATAAAAGTAGATATTACCAATGCCCTGGTAAAGTCTGCAATAGTTATGTATGTTAAATCAAATTTTGGAAATGTAGATATAAAAGAAAAAGAACTATCACAAAAAACATACAACCTTCTTTGTAGTAATTTAGGTTTAAGTTCTGATTACAAGGTGGTGGAAAACAATGCGTGATATTTCTTGCAAATTGTTAAACAGCACAATTGAAACAAATTCAATAGGTACTGAAAAAGAAAAGGTAATTGAGAAAGAGATACCGATAATAAAGGTAGAAGATGTGTATGCCAATGAATTTTATGAAGCCAATCAACAAGGATTTAGACCAAGTTTGAGATTAAGAATAAACACTCTAAATTATAATTACGAAAATGAATTAATTTATATGAATCAAATATATTCGATAATTAGAACACAAGAGCCAACTGCAGATGAAATAATACTTGTCTGTGAAAGGAAAATAAAAAATGTCAAATAAAAATAAACCAGAAGATTTGGAAAAAGTGTTAAAAAAATATTTGGAAGATTATGTGGAAGATATAACTGAAGATGTAGGAGAAGTGACTGACTCGGTAACCAAAGAAGCGGTAGAAGAATTAAAACAGAAATCGCCAAAAGGAAAAGGTAGTAGAGCAAATCCATATCATACAGGGTGGACAAAACAAAAAGGTAAACTAAACAAAGGAAGATACACCATAAAAATACATAATAAAACCAATTATCAATTAACACATTTATTAGAATTTGGACACGCAACTCGAAATGGAGGTAGAACAAATCCAATACCACACATAAGACCAATTGAAGAAAAATACAAAAAAGAATATGAAGAAAAAATTACTACGGTAATAAGAAGGAGGTCTGCAAAATGACACTAGAAGAATTGAAAACCAAATGTGAAAAGGCAGGGTTCAAATATGCTTATGGAAGATTTTTAAAAGCAACAGAACCTCCACATCTAGTAGCCATAACAACAGGAACAAATAATTTTATGGCAGATAATAAAGTGTATAAAAAAGACATACCAATAAAACTTGATTATACATATATAACCAAAGATTTAAAAGAACAAGAAAAAATAGAAAATGAAATTCTAGGAGAAATACCCTGGAACAAAACGGATGAAACTTACTTATCAGATGAACAAGTCTGGCAAGTAAGTTATTTTTTTAATATTTAAAAGGAGGAAATAAAAATGTCACAAAACAAAGTAAAATTTGGACTAAGCAATGTCCATGTTGCAAAGATAATTGAAGAATCAGGAACAATAACTTATGGAAAACCATTTGCAGTACCTGGAGCTATATCATTAACAGCAGATCCAGAAGGAGAAACAACTCCGTTTTATGCAGATAATATAAAATATTTTATTGCAACATCAAACCAAGGCTATACAGGAGATTTAGAAATAGCTATGACACCAGAAGAATTTTTAAAAGAAATTCTAGGACAAACACAAGATATCAATGGTGCTTTAATTGAAAGTGCAGATGATGTCAATGCTCGTTTTGCATTAATGGGAGAAATAGAAGGAGATTCTAAAAAGAGAAGATTTGTATATTATGATTGTACTGCAACTAGACCAAGTGCAGAAATGAACACAGTAGAAGAAAGCAAAGAGCCACAAACAGATACAATCTCAATAACAATGAGTCCTCGTACTACTGATAAAACTATAAAAGCAGTAATAGAACCAAATGAAACAAACCAAGCTATATATGATACTTTCTTCACAGATGTATACGAAAAAGATGCAACAATAGGTGGAGTATAGGAGGAAAATAAATGAAAACGATAACGATAGAAAATATGGAATATCCAATAGAGTGTAATGCTCTTACATATATAAAATATAAGTCTATTTTTAAAACTGGAATATTAAAAGATATGCAATTTGTACAGAACTATTTGATAAGACAAGCAGTTGCAGGGCAACAATTACAAAAGCAAAAAATAAGTGAAGAAGAAAAGTTAGTTCGATTATCAGAGTATATGATAGAAGATACAGATGAATTTGTGATTAAAATAACTCAAATAGCTTGGATTTTAATATATACTGCAGATAATAAAATAGAAAATTATGAAAAGTGGTTATCGGAAATCAAAGACTTTAATGTAGAAGATGATTGGCTTTCGGAGGTAACGGAATATGCCGTAGGTTGCTTTTGTAGACAATGAGCTAACAAAAGAATTAGATAAATTATATGGAGAAAGCAATACCAAGGAAAAATTTCCTGAACACGAATTTGTGGGGTCGTGTTTAAGAGTAGGCTTAACCATTAATGATTTAAAAGAACTAACATATGTAGATGTTATGAAAATATTACTTACTTTTATAGAACCAAAGAAAGATAATAGTAAGAAAGCCACACAAAAAGATATTGACAGATTATTAGGATAAGAGGGAGCAATCCCTCTTGTTTTAATGGAAGGAGAAAAAATGGCAGGAAGTATAAAAGGTATTATAGTAGAAATTGGAGGAGATACATCAGGTCTCCAAAATGCATTAAGCAAAGTTAATTCTGCTACATCTAGTCTGAGCAAAGAGCTAAGGCGGGGTTAACTCTTTGTTGAAATTAGATCCAAAGAATACCGAATTATTAGAACAAAAACAAAAGTTATTAAATGAAGCAATAGAACAAACAGAAAGAAAGCTTGATAGTTTGAAGAAACTAAAAGAAGAAGCCGATAGAAAAATGGCAGAAGGAACAGAAATTAATGAAGAAAACTACAGAGCTTTACAAAGAGAAATTGCAAATACACAAAATAAATTAGCTAGTTTGAAAACAGAAAATTCTGGGTGGAATAAAGCAGGAAATTATTTAACAAACCTAGGTACAGAACTGGACTCAATAGCAGGTAAGATAGATTCGATAGGAAATAAATTAACAGTAGGGGTAACAGTTCCAGTAATTGCAGGATTTACTGCTATGACTAAATCAGCAATTGAAACAGAAACTGCAATGCAACAGGTAGATAGAATATACGGAAAAGCAGCAGAAAGTATAAAAGAGTTCGCAGAAAACAAAGCTATTGATTACAATATGTCTGCTAGTGAAGCATATAAGTATTCACAAATTTACGGAAATCTAATTCAATCAATAACAAATGACCAGAAAGAAAATGCAGAGCAAACACAAAAATTATTAAAAGCATCATCAGTAATAGCATCAGCAACTGGTAGAGATATGTCTGATGTTATGGACAGAATTAGGTCGGGATTACTTGGAAACACAGAAGCAATAGAAGATTTAGGTGTAAATGTTAATGTTGCTTTATTACAAACAACAGATGCTTTCAAAAAGATAGCTAAAAACAGAAGTTGGAAACAACTAACATTCCAAGAGCAACAACAAATAAGATTAATGGGTATCTTGGAACAAACTGCAAAGAAATATGGAAATGAAGTAAATAAAAACACATCTTCTAGCATACAACAATTAACTGCAAAAACTAAAAATTTAACAAGTAGCTTGGGAGAAAAATTACTACCAACTGCAAATAAGTTATTAGAAGAAGCAAATAAGATAGTAGATAAGTTTGGAGATTTAAGTGATAGCGAACAAGAAAATATTATAAAGATAGGACTAATGGTTGCAGCTGCTGGGCCTCTTTTAAAAGTAGGGTCAACATTGATAAGCACAATAGGTAGTGTATCAACTGGAATGGGAACAATGGC